TCACCCAATCCGCCGCAGAGGCCGTGCCCTTGGCAAGGTATTGGTCACCGTTTGTCGTGTTTACGTAATGAGCGCCCACGCTGGGCGGGGCCGAGGGTGGAGCGCCAGCACCGGACAGGACGTGCGTAACAGTTGCCATCAAATGTTCTCCATGATCAGGTTGTTTCCGGCGCCATCGACGAGAACCGAACCGCTCGCATCGACCAGGGCTCCTTCGGGAGTGCCGCCCTCAAGGGCCGCGATTCGCGCTTGCAGTGCCATGAGATCGCCGGCCGTGACGGCTGCATAGATCGCCGTTCCCGCCGGCCAGTTGCCATCAGTTGTTCCTTCCTGTCGGCGCTCAATCGTCAGCACACCGCCCGCGCGGACGGTTGCCTTCACGATTTCATGCTGCGCGCCAGCGTCATCCGCCAGCGTCAACAGAACCCAGCTACCGCCGGAGAGAGGCAGTAACGCGGCGGCGGCATCCGGAACCGTCAGGCTAGTGGCGCCAGGCGCCAAGCCGGCGCTCAGCGTCGTCTTCCAGTTGTTGATCCAGGCTCTCGCCATCGCTACATCTCCAGTAAGTCGTCAGGCACGGATACCCGGTAGGTGGCCGCGAGCTCCGGCGCATGCTCGTCCCGGTAGGTCTCCGGAATGTCGTTTGCGGTCAACGAGAAGCGCCGCGGGAACAACTCAGCGCCGGGATCGCGGTTGCTCCAGTTTCCCGAGAAACCATCCGCCTCATCGTCATACGCGGGACTGCCGTTGCGGCCCCCGAGCTGCGTCGTGAGTTGTCCGCCGCCCGACGGTGGACTGACGGGATCGGACGAGCCAGCAGGAGGAACAAGGGGGTCTGCTGCGCCGCCCCCGCCTCGCATCACCGCGATAGAGATCGTGGTCAGGGCGCTTCCGGATGCGAGGTCGAGCCGGTCGACAATGCGTCGACACTTGCCCACCGCGCGCGCCCCCTGATCATCGAGGCGGAGCGTATGCACTAGGTCGATCGGTAGAACCATGCTGGTGGGCACGTCCCACGTCACAGTCGTCCCACGGTGCGCGGCGATGAGTGTCGTTGCTCCCTGGGCCAACAAGCAGTTCAGCGCGGACAAACGCCGGCTGCCATCCTTCTCGTCGTCGTAGCCGGTGCTGCCGCCGGTGATCGGGTCGCTTTCCCAGCGCTCGGCCCTGTCCGACTCGATCTCGAACGAGGCACGCTGCCGACCGACAATCGGACCGGTCGCCGCCACGCTCGGCTGAACCTCAATGACCAACCGATAGCGCTCTGTAACGGACTGCACCCAGCGCCGGCCAGCAATCCAATTTCCGCCGAGCAGCAGCTCGGTGAAGTTGTTTACCCATGCCGCCGGCGGATTGCAGTAGACGCCCGTGGGCGGCAGTGGATACCAGGTCGCATAGAACAACGTCTGGCCGCTGCTCTCGGTCGCCGAGGTGATCATCTCGACATCCGGTAACTCGGTGTCGTCGCCGCGCCAATTACAGAACCCCGCCTCGCCGACCGCGTTACCCGTGCCGGGGTGCTGCCAACCATACGAGGCGTTCAACTGCCAGAGCCGGCTGAATCGGTAGTCGCACTCGATCTCGATCCTGTTCGTCTGCGAACTCAGGTCGGCCAACTCGACCGTAAGCGATCCGTATACCGTAGAGCCTTGGCCGAACTCGAAGGCAGGAACCACCGAAAGCCATGACGTGACGCGGAGAGCACCATATGGCGAACAGTCCAAGCTCCCGGTAACGCTGGTCAAACGCTCCTGGGCGTAGTCCCACCGCGAGCGCCCATCGACCGGCTCGAACACATCGGCGGACCAGGCGCCGCCGACCAGGGCGTCGACGGCCGCAATCTCCATGGCCTCTACACGCTGCTGCAACTGGTCCGTGCAACTGACGTCCAGGACGCGCCGAACAGGATTCCAGGCTGGCTGCGTAACCCTTCCCGTAAACCGCCGGCCCTGACTCAGCTCGCCGGCGGTCTCCGTTGCGTAGTCGATGGTTACGGTTCGACCAATCCAGTCCGTAGGGACAACAGGGCCGTCGCCGAGATAGATCGAAAAGGAAGCGACGCCAGCCGCCCCCTCTTCACGATCGACCTCGATCTCCCCAGTCAGGAGCGGTGTAACGTCGTCATCGCCAACACGCACGATTGCTCGCCATGTGAAAGCGTAGCCTGGGATGATCGGCTCAGGACCAGGCACAACGGATTGAGCGGCCGAGTTCAGCGCAGCGCTATTGAGCGGTCCACCGTTGAGCATCAGATTTCCTCAGCGACAATTTGCCAGGTCCGGCTGTTGTTCGAAGAATCAAGTGCTTCAGGAGGGACCGACGCGAAGACGTGGAACAGCGGCCACCACTCTACGCGGTAGAGTTGCGCGCCCGGGATCTCCGACACAGTTACCACCTGGCCGGCAGACGAGACGTCCGTTCTGACCCACTCACGACCGACCAGCGCCAGCCCCCATGGACCGGCGTCCGGCCGAACCTCGCCCGGGATGGTGAATACTCGGTCGGCGGCAGTACGACCCGAGATGCCAAGCGACGCATTGCATCGCAGCTCCAGCGGGCTGTCGAAGTCGAGCCCAAGCATCCCCGTACCGATCCATCCTGAACCGCTGATGGTGATTGCCGTCTTGCGCCAGTGCGTCATCTGTACTGCCGCACCTCCGCTGAGCCTCAATCGCTCGACGCCGCCATCTACAGCCTGGTACTGACACTGCGGGGCGCCACCGTGTATCACGATCGGAATTCCCCCGAGCATCACGTTCGGAATAATCATTCCCAACTCCATAAAAAAGCCCGCGCGAGGCGGGCTTGGTCATTTTGGGCGCGTCCGCCCGAACTTCGAGGCGGCCTTGCGTATGTCTCGGAGCGTGTCGTGTGTCCCGAAAACGGTGAAGCCGGCATCGTCTCCACCCAGGTTGAGGGTCAGCGATCCCAGGTTTTGCATGGCTGCCAGCGGATTCGCCTGCTGAAGCGCCGCGGTCGGAATCTCTGGTATCTCGGGGAGAGTTCGTTGATACCTCTGCGACATCTGCAGCGACTGCACCGCGTTGAAGATGCGCTCTCCTCCCCGCATCATCATCAACTCCGGCCCACGCTCCCCAACCCACGCCATACCAGGGGGAGCGCTCTGCGTACCAGTGGCAAACCCGGGTATCTTGGGGGTGATGCTGGGCACGCCAGGCAAGCCCATCTCCGGAGGCGGAACCAGCGTGATAGGTATCACGAGTTGCTCAGCCAGGCCGGCGGCGATGTCGGCGACCTGTTGCTTCAAGGTCTCCGCGCTTTCGAAGTCCATTCCGAACGACACCTCGACGTTTTGCACAGCCTTGATGCGCTCCTCGAGGTCGGCCAGGTTCAGGCGGTTGACGTCATCCGCAGCCTTGGCATTACCAGCCTCTACCTCTGCGGCCTTGTTGGCGATTCGCTCCACCTCCTTGGCCACGCCTTCGAAGCCGTAGCTGTTCGCGCCAGCATCCTTCAGTTGCTGAAGGATCTGCAGCGCGCGGCGCGCCTCCTCGATCGCCTTTTGGTTGTTGCCGGCGGTCAGCGCGTTCCGAGCCGAGGCCTGGGCCGCAGTGGCATCACCGAAGGTCTGCGTTCCGGAGGCGGGCGTCGCCTGGATACCCTTCACCAGGTCGGCAAACTCCTTGCGGACATCTGCCTGGCGCGAAAGCGCGTCGTTGAGGTTCTTGGTGGACTGCTCAAGTAGGGCCTTGGTCCGAACAACCTCAGACTGGAGATCAGCGACGTTCTGATCCCGAGCCCGCTTCAGGGCATCGTTCTGGCGCTTCACGATCTGCTCTTGACGCGCCTTCTCGGCGGCGAGGGTGGCCGTGAGGCTGCCCTCGCCCTTTTTCACCAGCGTATTCGCCGTGTTGATCCCCTTGGCAACATCGTTCAACTGGTTCGCAACCCAGTCGACGATGCCTGTTTCCTTCGCTCTGCGCCCCCAATATTTCTGGGTTTCGGAAAAGATCCGGTTCAGCCCCGCGCCGATCTCCGGCGCAAACGAAGCCATCTCCTCGCGGAGCTTCGGAAGTTCCTTCCGCAGCGCGATAACGATCTGCTCCGAGGTCAGTTCACCGGCGGCAGCCATCTCACGAAGCCGGCCAACAGTCACCCCGAAGGAGTCCGCCAAAGCGCCAGCAATTCGATCCGAGGACTCCAGAACGGTATTGAACTCTTCGCCCCGCAGGACACCACTGGCGATGGCCTGGGAGAACTGGGTAATGACCGAGGCCGACTCCTCGGCAGATGCCCCACCAATTTTCAGGCCAAGGGATACCGCCTCTACGGTTTCGAGGGCGGCGCGCTGATCCATGCCCGCATCCCGCAGAGGGCGCTGCAACCGCGAATAAAGGCCGATGAGGTCGCCGACGTCGCCCTGAACATCATCCGCGATACGGTCGAGTTCGATCTGCGCGGTGTTGAACTCTTCCTGCGAGCGAGTCGCCAGGCGAAGCCGGGAGTCGAGCCGGCCAACAGTGTCAGCCCCGTTCGCTAGCTTCGCCGTTGCAGCGCCTACTGCGGCGGCAAGACCCGCAACCGCCAGCGCTGGACCGCTCCCGCGGAGAGAGCCGATGCTCGACAGCCGCGAGCCGGCACCCAGCGAGTTGAGTTCGCTCTTGGTCTCCGCGATCTGCTTCTTGAGCGCCCGCTGCGCAACGGCAAGCTCCCTTGTGGATAGCGTTCCGCTGGACCGAAGCAAGCGATATTGCTGGTTCAACTGCCCGATGGCAGCCTGCAGTTCGCGCACCCTGGCTACTCCCAGGGTGCTACGCGCTTGCTCCAAGTTGTAGCGGCGCTGCTCGATCGCGCTCTGCTTGATCGCTGCCGCCTGTTGCCGGAGGCTGGTGGTGGCCGCATCATTCCGGCCAGCCTGGAGGTTTCGATCCAGCTCCCGCTGGAGCCGCTGCCGTTCGGATGTCAGGCTCCTCGTATCCAGCCCGGCCTGCTTCAACTCCCGGCGCATCGCGGAAAGCCTAGCTATCTGGACCGTCTCTGCCCGCTCCAGGCTTCGCAAGTCCGAAATGGAGTCCCGGTAAGCCTGCTGCAATTCGCGGCTCGGCCTGATCGTCGATGCCAGTTCGTTGCCGAGCGTGCGGATCTGCTCGCGCGCCGAGCGCGCCTGGCGTTGCGTGTCCTCAAGGGTGCTTTCGAGAGCAGTGAAATCGTTTAAACGCCTAAGAGGTTGCGCGACCTGCCTGACCAGTTCGGCGTATTCCTTGCGGAAACCTGACACCTCGCGCAGCGCATCATCTAGGTCAGCAGTCAGCCGGATCTTTACGTCAGCCATTTCATTCAGCCTTCAGCGCGGTCAAGAACAGCGACCATGGATATTCAAGGACGTGGTGATGCCCAAGCCTCACCAGAACGCAAATGGCGCGCTCCAGACTCCTCAAGGCTTGTCGCGGAGTTTCGAGAGACGGCCCAGCATTCCGAAAAAATGCGGGTTCACCTCTTTACATGCATCCAGCAACTTGGCGAGTTGGCTGGGCCGGAGATCGTTAATTTGGCTCTCCGTAACCGACGTCATCAGGCACAGATCGGAAAGCCTGATATCTTCGAAGAGAGCATTACTGACGAGGTCTTGGTCACTGACCTCCTGCATTAGCTTTCGAACATCCGCAACGCTAAGTTCCCGCACGGTCAACTCAACGCCATCAATATCAACAACCCGACTTGCTGTGAATGTGGACATTTTCGACTCCATAAAAAAGAAAACCCCGCAAATAGCGGGGTCCGTAACTGAAAAAACTATCAGCAGCCAGAAGTGTCCCAAGACAGCTCACTTGTAAAGTCAGCCCCTCCAGGCTTTCTGACAACATAGAAACCGGCGCCGTTGAAGATCAGCTCCCATTCCGGATCGGCAGAGCCATCCGAGCGGCCGAAGAATCCATCCTTATTTACATATGGAGGAGGCGAAGAACTGGTGTCACACTTACCCTCAGAACTAAGAGGCGGCTTAGGAGACTTCGGCGCCTTCTTAGCAATCTCAGGTATTGAACCATTGTAAGCAAACACAACACAGCCAGAATCTAGCCCATTGGACCCAATAGCTTTGTACTCTTTAGACGAGAGCTTACTTGCGACCTCCCAGTCATACTTAAATCCGTACTGAACAGAGCCCCCGCTTCCGCCTGTTATGATTTTTTCCGCTTTACGTGCATTGCTGATAGTTATTGTCCCATCAGCTACGCAGACCTGCGCACCGGTCTTATTTGTCATCGCCATCGCGCGCGCATAATCGAGACTCTTTTGCAAATCATTGCGCGCCGAGGCCGTGCTGTTGCCTTTTATGAGATTCACAAAAGACGGAATGGCGAAAGCGACCATGACACCCAAAAGGACGACAATGACCATCAGCTCGACAAGGGTAAATCCGCGCGACCTAGAGTACATTTCAACCCCTCCCTAAATGGCGCCACTGTAGCACCACGCGGGCTCGCCCACATCCGGCGTCCCTGCCGGGCATGAACGGCGTCACACCGTCGCCAGTTCCTTCTTGATGTTGAAGTACTTCGACTTTCCTGCGCCAACCTTGGTCGGGTCCATCAGCACCTTGGCAGTGGCCTCGGCAGCGAGGAAGTCTTCGGTATTGAGCCAGTCCTGTTGGCTCGACGGGTTCAGGCGGCACCGGAAATAGCGCGCCTGGATACGGCGCTGGGTACCGGCTGCGTTCTCACCCTCGAAGAGGCATTCGAACGTCTTGCCGCTGTTGGTCAGCGCCTCGATCACATCAACGGTTGCGGACTTGTAAGTCACCTTGATCGGCGTAGCCGCAGAGATCGCACCCCCTTCAACGATTTCGATACCGGCGCCGGTCATGTTCCAGTCGTCGAACTCTTCGTAGGTCGTGGTGCCGTCATCGCTCTTCACGCTGGTGATCTCCAGCGGCATGAAGTCGAGCGCGATCGTGCCTCCCGGAACGGCGGTATGCGCTTCGTCGGTATGGGTGGCAGAAGGAACGTTGGTGGCGTCCCCCCACACCAAGGCAGCCAGGATGCTGGTCTTGAGTTCGCGGAAGTTGATCGACAACCCGACCGAAGTGATGCGCGAAACGGCATCGTACTCACCGCCCTGAGGGGTGGTGGTATCCGGCAAAGTGATCTCGTTGGTCTCGATGGTCTGCTGGATAGTGGACACCAGGCCAGCGAACTGGAAGGGGGTGGTAGCGCCGGACTCGCGGATCTTGAAGGGTCCGCCGATCACATACGTCTCTTTCTCGATAGCCATATCAGGCCTCCTTCTTGATCACGCCTTCGCGGCGCAGGAATTCAACCTGGTCAGGGCTGACGTTGATCTTTTCGCCGGCCGCCTTCTCCTTGCCCTGGTGCCAATGCACCTTGGCCAGGGTGACCTCGACGGCCTTGTTCAGCGCAGCCGACGGCGCGGCGTCGACCGAGGCCGGCACCTGGGGATCGCTCTTCATGGGTTACGCCTCGATGATGGTTTTCAGATACACAGGGATTCGAATCACGGCAGCGGCCACTCCATCGCCCGGCGGGTACGGCTCAGGCGCCCCCAACGTCAGCCCGGTAATGCCGCGCTCTCGGGGCAGCCAGCGCAGGAACTGACCCTTGGGGGCAGGCATCAGACACGCCAGAAGGTCTAGCTGTAGGTCCTCCAGAGCCTCCTCATAGTGGTCATACCCACCTTGCACCGCGCCTACCACGTCGAAGCCGCGATGGAAGCGAACGGCGGCATCAAGATGCTCCGGCGGCTGCTCCTTGCCCGGCTGGACGACAATCAGCGGAAAGCCCTCATGCCGCTCCTTGACCAGCTCGTTAAACCACCCAGAGAGCACGCGAGTGCCCGCGTCCGTCCGGTATCCCTGGTTTGGCGTGATGGTTTGCAGGCGCCCCAGCAAGGCCAAGCGACCGATCGTGAGCACGTTCGGCTTCATGCTTCCTCCTCGATCGTTGCTGCCGTCAGCAACCAACCGTCGTTCGCAATGAGCTTTTCCACGAGATAGCGCGACGACCCGATGACGAAGAGGTCGCCACGCGATGCCGTGGGAACGTCCTTCGCCAGCCAACTGATCCCAACCTTGTCCGTGATGAAAACCCCATCAGGCCCCTCGTAGGTGAGGTTTCGGTCGACCTGCAGCGGTATCCCCTTGATCGGGGGGCGGCCGATGCCGCGGAACTCGCCCACGGCATCAGATAACCGCTCTTGCCCACGCTCGTGGAGCCGTTGGATCAGCCGGCCAAAACGGCCCGGCGCGCTCATTGTTGGATCAGCATCGCCGACGCGAAGCCGTCAACGGTGGGCTCGGTGATCTTGCCGAACGCCACCGAGTCGGCAGTGGCAGCAGCTACCAGCTCCCCATCGAGCACGCTGCACTTGGCGCCCTGGGTCAGGCCAGCGGCAGCAGGCAGGCTCCAGACGCCGCCAGTTTTTCCGGCGAACGGCTCGCCCGCGGCGGCATCTACCAGCGGCACCACCACCAGGTCTCCGATCACCGCAGGTACGCCGGACTGAACGCCGCCAACGGGCGCAATGAGAGTCAGGACGTTGCCGTCCTCCACATAGTTCTTCGCCATGGTTGATTCTCCTAATGGCAGAAACAGAAAGCCCCGCTAGGTGCGGGGCTCGGGAGTTGGCACCGATCAGGCGCCGTTGGATTTCTGCAGGCCGCGGAAGTCCAGCGGCGCCACGCCGGCGTCGATGCGCACCTTGCTGGCCACGCCGTCGACAGTGAAGCCTTCCTGTTGCTCCAGGTACGGGGTATCGACGCCGTCCAGGTAGGCCACTTCGATGGTGTCAGAGCCTTTCTTGGCAGCCATGTACCAGGCGGTCGCCGAGGCATCGTCCAGGCGCGGCTCGCCGATCACCTGCGCGAATGCGCGAATCGGGTTAACGATGCCGCTATTGACGTCGGCGCCCGGCACGGACTCGGAGTTGATGATCTGGTTGGCCTTGTCCTCGAGTGCCACCGGAGTCAGAACGAAGCCCGGACGGATGTTGAGGGTGCGCCCCTTGCCCTTCTCTACCTGGGCTTTCTGGGTAGCCATCTGGGTCTTGGCCTTGCTCAGGCTGTCGATGGAAAGCGCCGAAGCCGCGCCAGTGAGCAGGTTGCTGTGGTCGGCATGGAACAGGGCCTTGCCATCGCTCATCGCCGGGTTACCGGTCAGAACCGCATAGACCAGGTCGCCGATGGTGGCCTTGGCCGCCTGGCCCAGCTTGAACGGGATATCCGAGAGCATCTGCAGGTCGTCGTTGATGATCGCCTGACGGGTGATGCTGAACAGCTCTCCGTAGGTAGCCAGGATGATCTGCTCGCCGCGCTCGCCAAGGGTGACGTACTTGTACTCGGCGCCCTCACGCACCTGACGCAGCGAGGAAAACTCGCCCAGCCCGACGCGGCGCGCCGGCTTGAAGTCAGTGAGAATGCCGGGCTTGGTCCACAGCGGGAAGGTTTCTTCGGCCTCTTCCCAGCCCGCCAGCACCGACTTGTTGGCGACGTCCAGAAGGATCAGGCCGAAGTCGCTGGAAGTGTGGGTGAAGGCCAAGCCGACCATTTGCGGGGCGTTGAGCGAGGCCACGCCGACCCCGCGATCGACCAGCGAGGCACGGGCCAGTTCGCGGAGCGTCATGCCGTTGTAGGCGTTATCGGCCTGGCGCTCGCCGCGACCGATGCGGGCCAGCACGCTCGCGCGCACCGAGTCGCCCACCAGGTTGCCGTTGCCGGCATGGATGTGGGCGCCAGCGCCAGGGGTGGCGGCCGGCTTGGTATCGGCGCCAATGGCAGCCAGCAGCTTCTCGCGAGCCTGGTCGACGGTGATGGTCATGTCGTTCAGGCAGGTGGCGAGCAGTTCGGCGTGGCCGCTGGCAAACGCGCCGAAGGCAGCAGTGATTGCGCTGCGGCGACCAGATTCCTCGGCGAGGATGCGGGCGCGAATATCGGCCTCGGTTGGGGCGGCGGCCACGGGAGCCGCCGGCGCGGGCG